CCGCCGGTATTGCCGGTGAGCTGGGCCATCTGGGTAGAAAACAACGTAGCGATACTCATGGAAAAAACCCCTTATGCAGGGGAGGCGAACGCCGTTCGCCCCCGATTTCAGGAAGACGACGGCGTTACAGGCACTTGATCTCGACGAGTTTTGCCTCTTCCAGTCGGCTCGCCCCCACGGCCATATCCGCATAGACATACCAGGCGAATCGCTTATCCGGCCGCGGGCTGATCTGGCCGCCGATATCCTTGGCGATGCCGAGCCCCAAAGCCGATTTGCGATAGGCCGGCACGCGCGTGTAGCCGCTCCCATCGAGCTGCAGGCGCTCCGAATGGATGAACTTGAAGCCCATGAAGGTATCGATTTTGCCGTCATAAAGCGCGCGCACCGTGTTGTAATCCGCGCTCGTGACTTCGGTCGTGGCCAGCAAATTGCCCTTTTGCTTGGCGGCAACCACGATGTAGCGCTCTTCCATCTCATCGCCTTCCGCCGCATCCAGAGCGACCGAGGCAGAGATCAATTTGCTCACCGTCAGGCCCACGTTGCCGGAGCCGTTGCCATAGGTCCAATCATTCACCGCCACCACGGTGCCGGCCGGCGCCGTCGGCTGGCTTTCCGAGTTCCCGTTCGGCCAGGTCACCGCCGTGCTGCCGGAATGCCCGGTATACGCCGTCGCCCACATGCAGCCGATGATCTCGTCATCCTTGCCGCGCTCGAGCGCCGCTGCACCGGTCATGCTATAACTGCTGGCCGGATCGATCAGCAGCCGCACCTTGTCCAGCTTGTCGATCAGATCGCCCCAATCATAGTCATAGGGTGCGATGCGCCGGCGCAGCGATTGCGTGTTCATGATCGGGCTGTCGCTGTGCCGCGCAATCACCTTGCGCGCGGCGCTCGGCGCCATCTGCTCCATATAGGCGCTCTCGCCGGTGATGTCGTCCGTCAGCACCGTGGGCGACAGCCGTGCATAGCGCTGCTGCGCCAGCATGGAAACATTGCCGGTGAACTGCTGAACAAACGCGTCGGTAATGGTAAAGGACATGGGGGAACTCCGCCAAAAAGGTTCAAGATTTGACGGCTGAGCTCCCCAATTCCGCGCAGCGAATGCGCCCTACTGGACCCGTGCCTGGAGGTCTGCGGCCCCCCTGATCACCGCTGCTTTTGGCCGGACCCTTTCGAGCTCCCCGGCCGCCAGCAGATGCACGCGTAAAATCAGGCTTTCGCCGGTTCCGGATAGGCCTGCTGATGTAAAGCCGCCATCTTCGCCACGGCCTCCTTGTGGCCGGCATGGGACTTATCGAGATAGGCGGCCGAAAAAGCCTTATCGGCCCGCAACGCATTGATCTGCTGCCGCGCCTCCGTGGGCGAACTGATCTGCTCGCCGCCGCCGCCGCCTTTGCCGATCAGGCCATCCTCCGAGAGGGCCATGCCCATCTTGTGGAACACTTTGATCAGCGCCGGATTATTGCCGATGCCGGATTTTTCCAGCTCGGCCCGCACCTCGTCGTTGCCGTAATGGGCCAGCGCCTTTTTCGCGAGATCGAGGTTTTGAGGATAAGCGGCGCCCCATTCGCTTTTCAGCGAGGTTGTGGCCGCTTCTTCCGCTTGCGCGGTCTGCGCCTGTAACGCGCCGCGCGCCTGCGCCGCTTCGCCGTTCCACCAGGCGTAAAGTTCGTTTGCCTGTTTCGTCGACAGACCAAGCTTATGCGCCGTGTTGGCGAAATTTTCCTGCAGCTTCTCGTCGACCGTAACACCTTCCGGCGGCTTGAAGCCGTATTCTTTCGGCTCGGCCGGCCGCCCAAGCTTGGCATACATTTCCGTCCAGGCCGCATCGTCGCCATCGGCCGGCAGCGCCACGATGCGGCCTTTGTCCAGCCCGACCATCTTCGCCGCATTTGCATAGCTGCGCGCCAGGCCATCAAGATCCTTGATGTCCTTGAACACCGCCATTTCCTTCAGATCGGCCGGCAGGCTATCCGCGAAGGAAATCTGCGGAGCGGCAGGCGCTCCACCAGCCGCCGCTCCGCCCGCGCCAGCCGACTCCGCTGCGCCCGGCGCAGCTCCTGCCCCTGCTGCCGCTCCGCCAGCAGCAGGGGCGGCCGCTGCTCCGCCTCCGCCGCCGGCAGACCCATCTGGCGCCATCACAATCGCCAGAAACCAATGTTTGAAAATCCGCATCACGGGTCTCCCGGAAGATCGATGTCAGGCTGGTCCGATCCGGCATCCGGCGTGATCGGCTGATAGATCGGCTCGTTGCGCGCGAGCGCCAACTGCATCAGATCGCCTTCCGTCCAGCGCAGCCGCTCGAGGATTGTCAGCGCCATGCTGCGCCGCCCCTCATTGAACGATGTCTGATGCGGATCTTCGGCCTGATACGAAACGCTCAGGATGCCGCCCTCGCGCAGCAGATCCAGCAGCACGATCTCGCCGGCGGGCGAATGCACGAAGGTTTGCGCATAGGCGTGCAGCAGCATCGCGCGCTTCTTTTCGAGATCGGCGTTTTCCGGCAGGTCGCTCATGCGTGCTGCCTCACCAGCTTGCCGATATCGATTTTCGACATCCATGCCCGATATTCCGGCGTGGTGATCAGCACGTGCTCGATGAACGCCGCGTCGAAATCGCATTTGAAATCGAGCGGCCGCGCCCGCTTGGCGCTCGCCTCGAAATCGCGCCGTATGCTCGCTGTCAGCAGATCGGCCACTTTCACCTCACTGCGATGCAGCTCGCAGTAATGCAGCGTGGTCATCATTTTCAGCGCACGGTGCCCCGGCTCCAGCCAGGTCCGGCTCGGCACCACCAAACGCGGCCCGCGCGTCGGCTCGTTTTTGCAGCCGATGTGATCGCAGATCATGCGCGCCTCCGCGCAGGGACGGCCTTGCGAAGTGCCGGGGCGCAGCCGTCGCAACACGGAAGCCCGGCAACAACCGTTGTCGCCGCACACGCCGTGCAGCTCCTGCAGTACTCGGCCTGGGCCGAGGCGCGGCTCGCATGGAAATTGGCGCGAATGGCGTTCGCACGCCGCCGCGCCGTTTCCTCGAGGTCCTCGCGCGCGATCGCCCCTTTCGCGAAGTCGCGCAGCGCCGGCCCCAGCACGCCACGCACGGCCGCGTCCAGGCGCGCCTGCGGGGTCATGCCGCGGCCGCCTGGCTGGGCGGCCCGTAGCCTGCCCCAGCGGCGCCCTGGGCGGCGCCCTGGGCCTGCATGCTCGCCAGATTTGAAAGCGCCCCGGTGCCGTCTTTCGCGCCCTTGGTGGCCGCCAGCAGGGCCTGCTGTTCCTGCTGCTGCTTCGCCGCGTCCGCCTGCGCCTGGCGATACGCCGCCATCTCGTCGGGCGATTTCAGCGCATCCGCCGGCGCGTTCAGATCGCGCGAGGTGCGGCGGATGATCCGTTCCGCGCTCAGCACGCTGCCGGCATCCGGGTCCACCTGCATCAGCCCCAGCGTCGTCTGCACCAGGCGTGACACGCTATCCAGCTCGCTGGATTTCTGCGCGATCGCCAGCGGAGATACATACTCCACATGCAGCGGCCGGCCATTGATCTTCGGCGGCGGCTGCGGGAACGGCGAGCCAGGCCCGAACTTCTTCAGCTTGCTCTGCCGCCACAGGATGTTGAAGGTGCGCTCGATCAGCGGCCCGGTGAATTCGCCCTGCATGCGCGCCACCATCGGGCTCGCCTGGCGCATCTTTTCCGCCCGCTGCTGCTGGGTGAACGTCGCCGTCACGCCCTTGCCGTCGCTCGCCGGGTCGGTCATGTCCGACGGCATGATGAACCAATCGACGTAGAACCCGCGAATGATCATCTGCCGGGCGTCGTTCACCATCTCGCGGCCGAGGCCGATATCGCCTTTCGTCTCCAGCGGCTGGATGCGATCGGTCGGCCGCATCCCGGCGCGATAGAAAATCCGCGCGCCGGGCTGCGTGCGCAGCGGCAGCATGAAGCCGTCATCGGGCAGCATCAGCGGCGGATCGACCACTTTCTGCGCGCCTTTCAGCACCGTCTTGACCATTTCGTTGAGCATCTTGATGTCGGGCAGCGCCCGCATGCCGGGCGAGCGGCCATAGATCTCGCCGGTCGATTTCATGAAGCGTGGCGCCATGAACGGGAACTCGTCGAAGCCGCCTTCGGAGATCACCGCCGCATCGTCCTCGGACACATAGACGCTCTCGAACGCCTTGTGTTTGCTGTCCGCCCGTTGCGGGTCCCGCACGGCGCGCGGCTTGACCTGGTGCAGGAACCAGAACTTGCTGTCCGGCTTCTCGTCGAACGCCTTGGAAACCTTCTCGCCCGCAGCCGCCCCCCAGCGCTGCACCGCCTGCTTGGCGGTGAACTGAAACCGCCGCACCACGGTATCGACGCGATCCTCGTCATTTTCCGCGATCACGCATTCCTTCAGGTGCCGCGTGGAAAACTGGATCGAGCCGGAAGGCGTCTCCAGCACGCTCATCACCCCGGTGCCGATGCAGCCGAGGTCCTGATACAGCTCGTGGCTCTGCGCCGCGAAGGTGTGTTTGGTGCCGGAGAAAATGTCGTAGAGAATGTCCGACACGCCATCGAGCCACACGCGGCAATCGTAATCGGCGTTCACCGCGTCATCGTCGGCATGCAGACCGAACCATCGCACATCGGTGCTGGTCAGAAACCCATGCAGACCATTGGCGAATTGATCCAGCGCCCAGAGCGGCGTGCCATCATACACCCAGGTCATCAGCTTCTGGCCCGGCGTGCGCTCGACGATGTAGCTGGAGCGCTCCGGAAACATGTAGTTCGCGCATTGCTGCCAGTGGCTTTTCCAGGTCAGCCGGTCGCCGTCCAGATACTGCCAGCGCTTGATCACCTCGTTGGCTTTTTCGTCCGGCATCTCAGCCGCCCAACAACGTGGTTTTTTGCGTATTCGGCGCCGTGGTCACGCCGGTGCCGCTCGTCAGCAGCGTCGAAGCGCGCCCCATCGCCTGCGCGTTCTGCGCTGCCTGTGCCTGCTGTGCCGCGAGCACGGAAGGGCTTGCCAGGGTCGGGATCGGCGGCGGCGCCGGCGGCGCGGCCGGCGCGGCGCCCCCACCAAACAATCCGCTCATGTGGCGCCGCTTTCCCACTGATTGTCGATGCACCAGCCATCCGTCGCCGGGTTGCTATCGGCAAAGCGCGGCAGCCCGGTCGGGTAGGTCGGCAGCGTCACCGGAAACGCCACGGTCTCCGTTGGCACATACGCCGCCGGTGTCGGCTCATTCGGCGGCTCGGTCTGCAGCGCCGCGATCACCTGCGGCGAGCTCAGCGCCTTGTAGCCATTCGCCGCATAGGCCACGTACACGGCATCGAGGATTTCCCGCTGCAGGATAATCCCCGGCGCCAGCGTATCGAATACGCCGATCAGATCGTATTCCGGATCGGCGGCCGCACTCACGGCGTGCGCACCGAAGCGGTCACCGGCCCGGCCGCCGCCGGCGGCGGATCGACGGTGAGATAGGCTTGATTGACGCTATCGATCCCGGTCACCGTGTAGAAACCGCGCGGCCCGGAGGTCGCAAACACCTCGATCGGATCGTTCACCGCAAACGCGGTGAAGGTGCCATTCGCGGCCGTCAGCCGGTTCGAACCGAAGGTGATCGAGGCGGCGGTCACCAGCTTGCTCATGCCGATATCACGGGTCACCTGGCTGTTCGGCGCACCCTGCGCCACGCGCTCGTGCTGGCCGTTCACGCGCTGGCGCGTTCCATAGTTGGGCGGCATCAGCCGTTCTTTCCCTGATCGGCAGGATCGTCTTCCTGCACCCACTCCCCGCACCAATCGCCGGGCCTCTTCGCGATGGTTTGCGGATAGCGTTCGCAAAACCCCGGCGGCTCGACCCCGCTGCGCGCGGCGACGACGCGATCCGCAATGTCTTTCGGATGCTTGTAGAAATCGCAGGTAGCGCAGCAGGGCTCGCCGGACATGGCCTAGCCCTTGACGTCGAAATGCTCGGCCGGCACCGCATCGATCCAGGTCGGTTGCCGGTTCGGCGGGAAAATCAGGATCGAAGCGGTCCCGTCCTCGTTCAACCCGCCGACCATGCCGGCAAATTCGCGCTGGCTGGGATGATGGATCGAGCCGAGAATTTCGTTGCCGTCGCGAACGGTTTTCGTTTCGTGATGCTCAGGGGTCTTGTAGTGCACGCGATCGCCGATGGCGGGCATGGAAACATCTCCGGTTTGAACCGGGGAAGCCTTGCAGATTACACGAGTCCGTGTGAAGCCCCTAAAGTGTCTATAGACACTTTTGTGGTTTCGCCTTTCCAGATAAGGGACATTCGCGAATTTTTGCGGTCAGCCGTCCCCTTTTGTCCAGTTTTCCGAGCTGGTTTAGCCGCGCCCGACACAGCCCAAACTCGTGCACCAGGTCCTTCCACAGCACACCCTTGCGGCGCGCGGCGCGCACCGCCGCGCCGATCGCCGCCAGATCAGCGATCGCGCGGTTGCTACTGGCCGACATTGAAGGGGTCCCAATCGCTTTCGTGCCGCATCCCACGCAGCGCCTGAAAGCCGCTCCGCTCGCGCCTGCCGCGGATCGCCAGATCCTCGCCGCCGGCCGAGAGCAGATACTGGTTTGCATCGTGATCGTGCGAATATTCGTTTTTGTCGACTTCGTCGGTGAACTTTTCCTCACCCCCGCTGCGCACCTTCCGAAACCGATAGCCCGCATTGAAACCTTCCCGCAGATGCGCGCAGGTCGGGCTGAGCAGATAGCCCGGCTGCCCGTCTATCAGCCGCGTCAGCGGCGTCCGCACCGCCTCCTGCCGCGCTGTTGGATTATTCGTCGGCGCCGCATCGACGCGGATGCCGGCCTCCGCGCTGACGATTTCCGTCCAATCCTGCTCGCCGGCCACGCGATCGGCGCCATACACGGCCGAAGGGTCCGCCCAGGCCCTGATCGAGCCGTGCCGAGAATACCGTTCGCCTTCCTCCGGATCGCTGCCGCGATACGGCGCCGGCGAGGTGACGCCGAATTCCGGATACTTGTCCTGCAGCAGTTTCGCGAGCATCTGGCCGAACCGGCGCGGTCCGGTGTTCTGCTCTCCGAGCAGCTCGTCCAGGATGCGCCACTGGCCATTCGGCATCCGCTGCCCGATCACCGCCGCCGGGTTGCCGCCGGCATCGAGCCCGATCAGCAGCGGCAGCCCTTCGACCGCCTTCAGCTCGCTGTCCGCGACATGCAGCGCGTCATTGAATTCCGGATAGACCGGCTTGCCCGCCCGGCTGACGCCAGGCTTGTTGCGGATGAACTTGTCGATATACCACTCGGGCTGCCCCGCCATTTGCCGGACGTAATAATTTTTCGGCAAATTGACCAGGTTCTCCGCATCCGGCGAAAGGCCCGAGGGCTGCCGGAAAAACTTCCATCCGGGCGGCAGCTTGGGCACATACCATGTTTTGTAACAATGGTTGCCGAGGCTCGGCGCGTTGAAATCCTCGATGATGCCGAACCAGGTCGGGCCGCCTTCATCCATGCCAGGGTAGCGCCCGGCACGCCCTTGCGCGATGCTTCGAACATCCTGCGCCAGCGTGTCGTTTTCATTCAGGTAGAAGGCGGTCGGCTCATACCCCTTGAGCACGTCTTCCGCGGCGTTTTCGCCTATCGCCAGGAATTCCACTTTCAGGTCGACGATGCTCCGATCCGGCAGGCCGAACTGCAGCTCATGCAGCGCCGGCGCGTCTCGGCTCCCGACCCAGCGGCCGACATCTTCCGGGAATTGTTTGTGCCAGCTCGGGATCGTCGTCTTCCAGAGCTGCCGATAGGTGTCACGCACCACGCAAATCTTGAACTTCCGCAGCCCGTCTTTCCACGATTGCTGCTGATCCATCGCCGTGCGCACCATCCGCATCAGGCACGTTGTCGTCTTCCCGCCCCCGATCGGCCCGTTGATCGCTGCCACCTCCGACCGATCGACGAAGAACGCCTTCCCGACCGGACCCGAGGGCGCGTAGCGAATGGCGTTCGCGGGAATGATCACCAGCCGCCCCCCGCGCCCTCAAACACCGACGTGCCTTGGCCGATTTTTTTGGCACCTTCCGAACAGGCAAGGCCTCTTCCAAAACCTGAAAAAAGCACGGACGAAGGGGGGCGCGCAGCGCTTGAAACCGAAAAACCGGGGCACCCCCCCCGGCGGAAATTTCCCTGGCTGGAGGCCCCGCCGCCTGGCGCGGCAGCGCCACGACGCGGCCAACCCGGCGCGAGCAGCAGATTGGGTATCAGCGGCGCAAGCACCACAACAGACAGCGCGATCAGCATGTTAGCGCTCATCTTCCAACTTCCCATCTTCCAACTGCTGAGGTTGCGCGGCGCTAAGTGGCTGAAAGAACTCACCTTCCAACGTCGCACCATGATCCTGGCCAAGGTCGCCGAAAAACACCGGGATGATGCCAGCGCCATTGACGTTGACGCTCACCGGCATCTTGCCTTCGACGTATTCGAGCACCACGCGCCGCGCATCCATCTGCGCCTTGAACGCTTCCAGCGGCGTGCAGCCCAGCTCCCGCGCCAGGTCGTGCACCGGCCGGTTATACGCCTCGATCAGCCCATCCACTGGATGCTCGCCATGCGCCCGCGCCAGCACATACTCCCGGAACGCCTGCGTCTTCCGGTTCAACGCGCCCTGCGGCCGCCCAGGGCCCGCCCGCTCACGCTGCCGCAGCGCCGCCTGCCGCTCCGCAAGCCCAGCCGGCAGCGACGCGATCTCCGCCGCCGGAAACAGCGCCGGCTGCACCGTCGGCGCGCCCGCCTCGTCCAACGCCTCCCGCATCGCATCCACCACCCCAGAAGCAGCAACCATCTGATTTCACCCGAATATTTTAATGATCACCAGCAGCGCGTCTCACGAGATGAGACCATTTCCTAACCGAGTTAGGAAACCGGTTAGGTTTTGGGTTAGGTTTCTTTCCTGTCCTGGCCTTCATCTCTTCCATTCCTAACTTCCTAACCACCTAACCATGTATTCCTTCATGCGCGTGCGCCTGCGCATGCGCGAGAAGATATAACTACGCGCGTGCGCACGCGCGCACACATCACGCGAGGCGGTTAGGAAGTTAGGAAGTTAGGTTTGATGTAAGCTGTTGAGGCGAAAGGCAGATTTCCTAACCGAAAACCTAACCGAATTCCTAACCGCCCTCCCGAACCCATCGACGTCTGATCTGTTCGCGTCCGTATGGGTCTGGGCAACGCGAGCAGTGAAGCACAAATGCAACCGTGGTCGTCAAGCGTCATGTGACCCTCCTGGTCAGCCTGGTGGTGAAATCGGGCGAAGGCCCTCGGGCAGCGCCCAGCGATACTTCCAGCGCACCGCCATCAGTCGCGTAATTTCCGACTGTGTCAGCTTTTCCACGCGCCGCCCGCGCACGCTGCGAATGAACTCCAGGTCGCCGCTCCCCGGATCGGTCTTCTTCACGCGCTGCAGCGCCGCGCACAGATTGCCCAGCAGCAGCTCGAGCTCGAGGCCGTCGCGATGCGGCTCGGTTTCCTGGACAACCTTCCTGGCCTCCTCCACAAGCCATGGCGTCAAGCAGTGTGCTGCTTGCGACGCCACGATCGTGCAGGCCTCTTCCCGCGTCATCCCGGATACGACCAATCTGCCGGATCATCGGGCTCGGGCCGATCGTTCGGCTCGGGTGCGGGCGTCGCCGGCGGCGCGTCCTCGATGCTGGCCTCGAGGCACAGCTTGAGCTCGATGAGCGTGGCCTTGCTCTGCGAACCAAACCAGTAGGTCTTGTTGTCCCGCAGATGCGGCAACCTGCGCAGCGATTGCACCCAAACGCCTTGCGTGCCAGGCCGCGCGCCCCATTGCGTGTTCTCGAATATCTTCGAGAGGCCGCGATGAATATTCGCTATCGCCAGATATTGGATGCCGGTGCCTAGATCGGTCACCAGCTTTATCCCATAGTCCAGCAACAGCTTTTCCGCATTCCGAACGGTCGCTTTCAGCGCATTGAATTCCTCGGTTGTCCACGCCGGATCACCCGTGCCGGCAGCCGCCGCAATCCATTGTCCCAAGGTCTGCCGAACGCGATCACGCGAATTGTCGATTTGCGTCGACAGCAGATACGCAAGGCACGCATTCTCGTCGCTCATCGTGCCTTCGATCTCGGCGAGCTTTGAGGCCTCCAGCCGCTGCGTCCAGCCTGCCAGCACATCAGTCTCTGGCAGTTCATCGGCCAGCAATAAATCAGCGCAGGCCAGCAGCGTTCCGAACACATCCTGTCCGCGCGCCGAATGCCCCGCCGTCGCCATCGCCGCGCGATACGCTTCCAGCGTCCCCGGAAATCGCCGCCATTGCATCAGCAGCCGCCGCAGCAATTTCGTGCCGAGCTCGGCAATCTTTCGCTCAGTCGTCGACGGCGCCGGCACACCCTCCCGCAGCTTGTCCAGCTCGAGTACGGCCATGCGCGATCGATCCTGCGAAAGCAGCGGCGGTATCAGGATCGAAGAGAACATGAAGCACGATCGCACGGTGAACGCGCTCGCCTCGTGATCCTGCCCGCCGCGATACCCGATCGATCCCGAGGCCGCATCGCGCGCCAGCTTGATCAGCGCCTGCATTTTGCGGTTGTCTTCGTCGCTCTCGCTCTCATCGAGCGCCACGGGCCGCGAGGCATATTTCAACGTCTGCCGAATGCCGGCCGCCGAGCTGTCCGACGTGCGCAGCAGCCCGTTATCGCCCATCACCCATTGCAGGATCTCGGCGAGCGTGCTTTTGCCCGTGCCCGCCCCGCCGGTGATCCACGCCACCACGCGCCACCCGAGCGCACCGCCCAGCATTGCCGCCCCGATCCACCCGAGCAGCAAATGCGCATCGATATCCTTGCGCCGCCAATTCCAGGTTTCCAGCAGCGCCAGCATCTCGGCCGCCGGCCCGCGCGGGCCGCCTGGCTGCGCCACGCCGTGCGGCTTCATCCCCGGCGGCCCGGCCGGATACACCAGCCCGCCGACCAGGCCCGGCGCGATCCGCGCCCAGGCCGCTTCCGCCGCGGCATCGTCCTGCACCGCCGTCACCAGCAGCTCATCCCCGCAATGCAGGATCAGCTCGCCATCCCGCCCCTTCCACGCGCCGGCGCCGCGCACCCGCTCCTCGGCCGACCAAACCCCCAGCTTGCCGCACTCGCCCATCAGCGCTTCGGCGCACAGCTCCGGCTTCCACCCCGTGGTGATCCATCCCAGCGTCGTCTTGTCCTGCGATTTGCGCGGCCAGAATTCGTAAAGCAGGTCTTTTTTGCGGCCGAACATCTGCTGCAAATTCAGCCGCGAATGGTCCCGCGCCTTCAGCTCGCGTAACTGCCCGAGCTGATCGAGGTAATAGCAAACGTCGCCATTCACCCCGATCGGCAGCACCGGGCAGCCATAGGGCAGGAACGTCATTTCCCCCTGGCCGGCGCCATCCTCTTCGCCTGGCGCGGCGGGTGCGGGAGGTGCTGCGTCGATGCTGTTTCGCCGCAGCCGCCTCACATTGCCAAGGCCTTCGGTATCGTCGCTCATAATGCCAGGCGTTCCCCCGCGCGTTGCGCGATCGTGGTTTGAAACCACTCATTCACGTCTTTGATGCCAGGCGGCGGCCGCGCTTCCGCCACCCGTTTGCCCATGGCCTTGAAATGCGCGACGGCCCGATCGGCCGCGAGATCGGCCTTGCTGCCGGGCGTGTCATTGTCCCGCCACAGCACCACGCCCTCGACGCAATCCGGCAGCCGCACATTGACGAAATTGCCCACGCTCACCGCGCACAGCACCCGCGCTTCGGTATCGGCGAGCGCCACGTTCAACCCATCCTCGATGCCTTCGACCAGGTCGACCCAGACGCGGGCCTTCAGCTCGGAAAGCCGCCGCGCCTGCTTCACCTCGCCGGTTTTCGGGTCGACGCGCGTGCCACGCCACAGCCGGATCGTGCCGCCCCGAAAACTGCCAAGCGTGCTTTTGGCGACGTTTTTGCCGTCGGCACTGAACACCGGCGCCTTGCGCACCGAACCGTCCTGCAGCACTTCCAGATAGGTGCGATGCACGGCGAGAAACTTGCCGTCGCTGCTGGTGATCGCCGCCATCATCGCCGGCCACGGCCGCTGGCTATGCTTCTCCCAAAGCCCCGGATGGCAGCGCAGCGCGCGCAGCGGATAGGGCAGCCGCGTGATGTTCAGGCCGCGTCCCAGCAGATAGCCCTGCGCCGGGCTGTCGGCGATCGGCGCGCTCGCCAGATACAGCATTTGCGCCGTGCGCCGGCGCTTCTCTGCATCCTCGTCGATTTCGTCCTGCGTCGGCCGCACCGGCGCCGGAAGCTGGGCCAGTGCCGCCGCATCCGCGCCATCGATGCCGAGCCAGGCTTTCGCCCACACGATCGCCGCCTTCTTGTCGCCGGCGAACCGCAAGAAGGCGATCAGATCCAGCAGATCGCCTTTTTCGCTGGGCGATCCGTTATGCACCGCCCAGATCCCGCGCCGCGGGCCATGGCCGATATGCACGCTGAGGCTATCGCCGATGCCGCCGCGGTTGCGCCGCGCCTCGCGCCATTCGCTGCCCTCGCGCCGGCCGAGCGGCAGCAGCTCGCGCACCAGGCTTTCGCAGCGCTCCGTGAGCATCCCTACGATACGCCCGATCGGCACCAGCGGCGTCACGTTGCCGGTCATGGCAGGCTAATTCACCCGGACGGCAGCAAAGCCTTCGGCGGCGAGTTTTTTCTCGATGTCGGCGCGGAGGTTATTCAAACAGAACCGCATCTGGTCAGTTGGCGCTGCGTTGACAATCAGAAGCTGGTCTGCGGTCACCGCGACGAGGAGAACGCCGGTTAGGCCGCGCTTTTTTCCGAGTGCGCAGAGCTCTTCCGGAAGCGTCCTTTCTTTTCTGGCTTTGTGCGCTTTCGCCATGCCGGCCATCCGCCGCGCTCGTATGTCCAGGTCTTGCCAGCTTCGCTTCGCCCCTACACGGAAGCTCTCACGGTTTTTCATTGACCCCTCCGCCATCATTGCGATCCCTCCGCAAAAGATGCCGGCGGCGCTTTCGCGTCGCCGGCCGAGTTTGAAGCTGGAGGAAACGCCGGGCCACGCCCGGCCTGTGTGGCAGGGCGTGCCCTGCGCAACTGTTCGACCGCCAGGCGCAACGCGCCCGCCACGCGGCTGAAGGTTTGGATGAGGTTGCCGCGATAGCAGCAGATGCGCACCAGCCCGAGGCGCGCCTCCGGGAACAGCCCGCCAGCGGCGCCCAGGCCGCACCAGCCGAATTCGATGATCACGCCGCCGATCACTGCCGCTGCCTTTTCCGTAGACTGTCCTGCGAAATGGCGCGATAGCGGCGCGTCTCCTTCCAATTGGCTTCAACGTTCCGCATCAAATCGCCAGCGATGGACCCGCAGATCTCCCGAGCGTGAGCCTTGGTTTCCGAGGCAAACCCGATCGTGGCCGCCAATTGCACGATCAAAGCCGACACTGAGGTGTCCAATTTCTCGCCAGCCATCAGCGTTGCCAGGAGACGGGCGAGTTTTTGCGTTTCCGCGTTCATGCGCAGCCCCGTTTCGCGCGCACCAGGGCAAGCACCTCTTCTTCGAGCGCCGGGCATTCCGCCATCAGCACCACCAGCTCGGCCATGCGCGGCGCGTTCGTCCCGAAGAACCAGTTTTCAAAGGCCCGTTGCGACCAGCCATGCCGCCGCGCCATGCGCTTGCCGACGGCGCGCACCTCGCCGAACTCCGTTCGCAGCACCCGGCTCACCAGCCCCGCGCAACTTGCGGCTGTGACGCTCATGAGAAGTTCTCGGGGAACATTTCCCCTGTTTTTGCAAAGGTGCCTTCGGCAATTTGTGCGCTGCACAGGAGGGTCGGGATGACTGAAGAGGAAAAGGCATTTGAAGCAGAAGCAAAGCAGGATGGTCTTATCCTCGTGCATCGCGCGGCCTGGCTCGCGGTGTTCCGCCTCTTTCCCCCGCTCGCTGCGCTCCGCGACGCCATCGACACCGACGTGCGCACAAAGATCCTCGATGTCTTTCGTGATGCGCCAGACAATCTCCGCAATCGTATCGTCATGACGACTGCGATCGAAGAAGCTGACGCGTTATTTGGCTTTCTAGGCGACGACGAAGATCAGGCAGGCTCACGGAATAGCGAGTTTCCATGACGCCGCGTTGCCTCTCGACCAGGGCCTCATACAGCGCGAACGCCTGCTGCTTTTCGCGATGCGTGCTATCTGGGTTCAGCAGCACCAGCAGCAGCTCGCCCTCGCCGAGAGGCGGTTCCGCGTGATCGCTCATCCAGCGCGCTCGATGGGGGGTTCGACCTGGTGGGGAGGCGAGGCTTGTCCGCGTGTTCTGGCCAGCAAAGCGAATGAGATCGGCACGTGCCGCTCTTCCGCTGCTTTCACGAGAACATGCCAATAAACCGGCGGAATGCCCTTCCGACGCCACTGCGTTATGGCGTTCGGCTTGGCGCCCGTGATTTCACTCACAGAACGCCTTCCGCCCAGCTTTTCAATGATCTCCGGAACTTTCATAATGCGATGCGTAACAGCGGCGCTGTTGCTTCGCAAGACAAAACTGCTGTCGTGCCAACAGCGCCGCTGTCGGTCAAAACAGACCGATGAAAACGCCTGCCCCCGAACTCGCAAAGCAGACCGGCGCTCGCCTGAAAGCGATCCAGGCGGAGCTTGCCTTAGCTTTCGATCACAAGACTATTGACGACTTTGCCGACCTTATTGGCGAAAGCCGCAATACCGTCTCAAACTGGCTAAACGGGTATAACCCTCCGAGCATCTACGCGATGATACGCCTTTGCGATAAGCACGGGTTTACCCTCGACTGGATCTACCGGGGCCGGTCCGAGGGGCTCGCCTACGATAAGTCTGTGAGACTGGAGGCGTTTTTGGCTGGGGTGGCTGCACCGTCTCTGGCGCCTGCGGAGCCGCTGGGAGTGCCGGCTGCGGTGCCGCCGGAGGCTGCTGGGAGGGCGAAGGCTGATAGGAGGGCGAAGGCCAGCGCGCAACGACCATGAGTTTTTCCCGGTTTATGTTTTTATTTCGGATCGCGAGATTGGTTCTAACCGCGCAGTTTGTCGAGTGGATGTTACGCTTGTGTGCGCTTGCTTTGGTAGCGACCTGTGCATACTCAGCCGCAAGGATGTACCGATGGGACGTTTTTCCCGTGCAAGGCGATTACCTGTTCCTAGACCGCTGGCACCATCAAATTTGGCGGTGCGCGCCATATCCGGACGCTAGCTCCTGTGTTCTTGTGATGCCGCTTCCCGATCCTCCTACGCCAGCGCCTGCCGAGCCAATGATACCAGTCCAGCCATCACACAGATAACAGCGCCGCTGTTTTTTTCTTTGACAGTAACAGCGCCGCTGTTAGGTTGCCCCCTCACCGCAGGGGGTTCGCATGTCCTTACAGCCAGAGATCGCCGCTCAGCCGGCAGAACCGGGCAGATATCGCCCTAAAAACAAGGGCATGGCAGCCCATTTGGCCGCCATCGCCGCCGCCACCTTCGATCCGATCACCCGCGATCTGCTCCGCGCCGCCGTGCCGCAAGTCGCCCGCATGGAGCAGGCACTCGACGAGCTGGTGATCGAGGCCGCAGAGGAAGCCGCCATCGAGGGGGCAATGCAATGACCTTCCCCGGCTGCCCCCGCAACAATGTGGGTTGCACTTGGCCGATCTGCGGCTGCGCGCCCTCGGCCATCGATCTGCACCAGCCCAGCAGCAAGGCGCTGAGCGGCGCCTGGGCGGCCGCCTCCGCCCATCGCGGCGAACCCGTCCTCGTGCTGGACTACACCGAATTCTGCCAATGGGAGCGCGTGCTCGAGGCAGCGCGCCCATGACCGCCCGCCATCTCTGGCTGGTCGACGCCGCCGGCACGCCCGATCCGCTGCTCGATTTCCTGCGCGGCTGCCAATCCGCCTACCGCAACGACGACACCGGATGGTCCGTCTGGGATTTCGTCCAGCAAGCCACCTACAGCTTCGATCGCCTGGTGATCGGCGAGCCGGCGACCGTCGCCCAACTGGCTCAGCTTGCCTGCATGATCGAACGCCACAAGGCCGCCCTGCGCGTCGCCAAGAACCGCCTGATCGTGATCGCGATGATCGAACCGCCGATCGACGCCGAGATCCTGGCCGAAGCGCGCTTCACCGTCCAGCACGTCACCGCGAACGCCGTTCGCACGAAAGGAGAGCTCCATGCCGAAGGCTGCCGCTGAAACCTTCTGGACGCGCCTGGATGCAAATCTCGGCGCCTTCAACATTTCCACCCTGGAAAAGGCCGCCGGCCTCGGCAAATGCACCTTGCTGAATGCGCGCAACCGCGGCTCTACCCCCACGCTCGATACCGTGCTCGCCGTCTGCCGCAGCCTCGGCGTGCCCGCCCTCACCTTGCTCGGCCCGGACACGCCAACCGAGCTGCTGCAATCCTCCGCCACGCCGGATGACGCCATCCGTCGCATCCCGTTCAACAACCTCACCGTCAGTCATCTCAACCCGCGCCGCACCATCGACGAGGGCGCGCTGACGGAGCTGGCGGAAAGCATCGCCGAGAAGGGCCTGCTGCAGAACCTGGTCGTGCGGCAGGACGAGGATCAGCCCGCCATCTACTGGATCGTCGCCGGCGAACGCCGCTACCGCGCCTTGCTTCTGCTCGGCGCCGGCGGCCGCTTCCCCAAAGACCTGCAGACGCTTGGCGTGCCCTGCCGCGTCATCACCGCGACCGACGCCGAGCACACCATCCTCGCATTGCTGGAGAACATGCAGCGCGAAGAGGTATCCCCGCTCGACGAAGCCGAAGCCATGCACCGCCTGCACACGCTGGACCCGAAACTCTGGAGCGCCACAGCCATCGCCCAGCATCTCGGCGTCACCCCCCGCCTGATCCAGCTCCGTTTGCAGATGGTCAAGAACCTTGCGCCGGCGGCAAAGTTAGAGTTGCGAGCGGGCAAGATCAATTTGAACCAGGCTCGAGTGCTCGCACGCCTGCCGACCATCCTGCAGGAACATCTGCTGCAAGATGCGGTTACCGGGACGCCCGCCGACGAGCTGTTCGATCCCACGGATTACACGCCGACATCGCTTGCGATTTTCGATGTGAAGAAGTCCGGCCTGGAGACGTTCCCCGATCCGGAGGATCAGACCAAGGCCTACTTCGTCTCGCGCGAGGCTTTCCTGAGCGCGCAGCGCGCGGCCGTCGCCATCCGCAAGGCCGATCTGCTGCGCGAAGGCGTCGAAAAGGTGATCGATCTTACCTACGATCAGCCGCACCGTTATGTGCCAGGCGGCAACATCGCCGTCATCGTCTCAGAGCTTTCCGGCCGCGTTTCGATACGCCTCGGCCTGAAAGACGCATATGCGCAGCCATCGGCATCTCACGTCAGAGCAGACGATGACGACGACGATCTGAATTTGGATGCGGGCGCGGTGCCCTCCCATCCTGCCCGCGCCAAAGTGCCACCTTTGGCGGCAGCATGGCGGCGCTATCGCCAGGAGGTCGATGAGGCACGTGCCGCATTCCGTGGCGAGCTAGAGCAGAACTTGTCGGATAACCACTTCGCGCTTCTGCTGCTGGCGGAGTTCGCCAATCAAGGCGATGCTGGCACTGTCATAGACCCGCAAGGCGTCGACGTGGCGCCGTTGCTCGGCGTCACCAGCGAAGAGTTCGACAAGACTTGCGAAGCAGACGACGACCACGCTTTTTTTGCAATGATCAAAACGGCCGCCGGAAACGATCCACAAGCTGTTCTGCGCCGCGTCGTGTTCGCCATGGTTCCCACATCCACCTGGGGCCGGCAGCCAGCATCTTTGCCAGAGGCATGGCGGGACGTCGCTAGAGAGTGCCATGTCGCGGTGCCCGATATACTGTGTGAGGATCAAGCGGAACACGACGCCCGCATCAGCCGCTACGTCTCCGAGGTTGAAGGCCAGACCGACATCGAAGACGCGATCGCGGACGCCGCGGCGTGACCGACCGCACCCTGATCGATCGCCCGGCCGTCGCCGCGCGCCTCGGCCACAGCGTCGAATGGCTCTACAAACACATGCCGGACATGCTGGCCGCCGGCTTCCCAATGCCGGTCATCGGCAACCAGCGCTCCGCCAGGTGGGACCCGCGCGCCATCGATCGCTGGCTCGATGCGCGCATGCCGCCGCAGATCAGCGGCCCGTCCACCCTCCCGCAGATCGTCATGCCGGCCGACCTGGCGCGCGAGAGCGCCGAGCTCGATCGCCGCAGCGAGGAACTGGCGGCCGGCCGCCGGCGCCGTGGATGAGGCCGGCCTCTTCGGCCAATTGCCCGTCCAGCGCCGCGCGCTGCGCCACGCGGAGCGCCTGCTGCTGCTTGCCTTGCCCGATCACCAGCCCGGCGCGCGTTTGGCCACGGTGAAACGACAGGATGAACCCGTATGCCGCCGCCTGCTGAAGCGCGAGCTGGTGATCGTTCGCCTTATCCCAGCGAGCCACACCGGCGACCGTCCGAAGATGAAAGCCGCCCGCCTGCCGGCAGCCCTCCCGCTGCTGACCGCATGAACACCGACGCCATGCTGCTCGCCGCCACCATCGCCCTGGGCATCGACCTGGCGCACAGCGCGGCCGAGCTCACCGATTTCCTGCGCGTGCACCTGCCCCAGATCGACCAGGTGGCACGCCTACGCCCGAAGCTGGTCGACCAGCTCCGCACGCGCGCGAAAGCCCGCCGGCTGGCCTTGCCGGCATCCGAGGAGTTACGTTGATGAACAACATAACATCTGCACACGAACTGGGCGACGCCCCACCATGCAAATGGCAGCGGCCGGGCCAAACCAAAGTTATGGCAAGGCCATGGCTCAAATTCCCATGCCTATCCGGTTGACACCCACAGATACCGGGTGTAGTAATGTCGTCATCAGATGAGGAGACGGCAGATGACTACGGTTTACGCGATCCACGACACCGACGCGGCCCACCTCGAAGAGGTCATCGCCGAAATGCGCAAGATGGGCGCGCCGACAATCCGCGTTGTCGACTGTTCTGATTTCTTCATGGCCCTCGAAGGCTCGCACCGGCTTGCCGCAGCGGCGGAACTTGGTCTTACCCCCACCTTCGTCGTCTTCGACCAAGGCGACGTGGTCGATCTGTCCGATCTGGATATTGACACTTACAACCTCAATCTCGGCGAGACCTATACGGCGGGCGAGTTGGCGGGTGAGTTGATCGGGATGCACAACCCGACATTTTCGTTCTGAGGGCTGACCGTGATCGACCTCCCGTTCCCGCGCTCTCTCCCCGAGTTCCAAGCGCTGTTCCCCGATGATGCGGCGTGCGCGGCCTATCTTGAGGCGGCACGCTGGCGCGATGGTTTCGTCTGCCCGCACTGTTCGACGGCTGGCGAGCCCTTCCGCTTCGAGGCGCGCCCCGGCGTGCTGCGGTGCAGGAAGTGCAGGAAAGACACAGGGTTGACGGCAGGGACCGTCATGGAGCGCACACATACACCACTGAGCGTGTGGTTTTGGGCGAGTTACCTCGTCAGCAGCCAAACGCCGGGGATGAGCGCGGTTCAATTCCAGCGTCAGCTTGGGCTCACCCGATACGAGACGGCCTTCCAAATCCTGCACAAGCTTCGGGCCGGAATGGTTCGCCCTGTCGCGGATCGGATCGGCCGGATTGAGGATCATGTCGAGGTCGATGAGGCGTGGGTCGGCGGTAAGACCAAGGGCGAAGGCCGGGGCGTCCACGGCCAGACGCTGGTCGCCTGCGCCGTCGAGGTTCGCCAGCGCGACCCCGCCTCGCCGCTCAACAAGCGCAAGGGCGGCCGGATCGCCGGACGTATCCGCCTGTCCGTGGTCGAGGATCGCACCGCCAAGTCGCTGTGCGGCTTCGTCGAGGCAACCGTGAACCCCACCACCATGATCGTGACCGATGGGTGGAACAGCTATAGCGGCCTCGCCAAGCTCGGATACGAGCACCTTGCATGCGCCGAGAACAACGACCCTCAGGTCGCCGAGGACTATCTGCCGATGGTCCACATGGTCTTTTCGAACCTGAAGACGTGGTTGAAGGGGACGCACCACGGTGTTAGCCCCCAGCACCTTCAGGCCTACCTCAACGAGTTCACCTTCCGCTTCAACCGCCGCCACTACCCGTTCAACAGCTTCCGCTCGTTGCTCGGGCTCGCGGGCGGAAACGAGGCCCCCACTTATGCCAGCCTGTATTCGGGTGATTGGAAGCATCCTAAATGTGGTGGTCATGGGTGAAAACCGGATAGGCATGCCCAGTTGACCTAGATGAGGACATCCCGTTTTGAGGAGCGAACGCAGCATGACACCGCACACAACCCATGCCAGGCTCCCCCCCGCGCCAGCGAGGGGCAAAGCCATGACCAAGGTCAAGATCCGTTACTTCGTCGAAAAGCGCGGCGCCGCCGGCGCGATTTATTACTGGCAGCCCAACAACGCTCTTACGGCCGCCGGCTGGCATCTCATCCGCCTGCCCGACGATCGGCGCCAGGCCATCGCCAAGGCCGAAACGCTCAATGCCGAGCTGGACGCCTGGCGCACAGGCACAGCCCTGCCCACGGCCGCCGGCAAGCCATCCCCCTACGTGGAGGATGGCACCCTCGCCGCCGTCATTCGCACCTACAAGGCCAGCCGCTTCTACACCGGCCTGCGGGAGCGTACGAAGCGCAGCTACAAGCAGAACATGGATTTCCTGGAAAAATGGGGTGGCGACAAGCGCGTCGCCGCCATCACCCCGGAAACGGTCGAGAAGCTCTACGTCTCGCTCTATGAGCGCACCCCCAGCAAGGCTGCGGCCGTCATCACCATGCTGCGCATGTTGCTGCAGGCCGCCATCCGCATGCGCCTGGTCACCATGAACGCCGCCAGCAAGGCCGGCATCAAAGGCCGCCCGCATTCCGGCAGCATCTGGCCCCAGGGCGCCATCGCGCTCTTCGCGGAGATGGCCGACGCCGAGGGCTGGCATAGCGTCGGCACCGCCGTCATCCTCAATAACTGGCTAGGGCAGCGCCAGGCGGACATCCTGCAGCTGCCTCGCAAAGCCGTGGCCGACGGCCGCGCGGCCGTCCTGCAGAGCAAGACGGGCGCCCGCGTCAGCGTGCCGGCGAGCCCTGCCATCACCGCCCGCATCTCGGCCGAGCTGGCCCACCAGAAAACCCTCGAGGAAGCCCGCACAGCCGCCCTGGCGAAAAAGGGCGCCATCGCCCTGCCCAAGGATCCGCCGGCGACGCTGCTGCTGTGCGAGACGACCGGCGCCCCCTGGACGGAGCACTACTTCCGGCACGTCTTTGCCGACATCCGCGCCAAGCTGGCCAAGGCGCACCCCACGATCGCGCACCCCGACGGCACCGAGGTCGATACGACGAAGCTGGTCTACATGCATTTGCGTCACACGGCCGTCACCGCCATGGCCGTCTCCGGCAGCACCGCCATGCAGATCGCCGGCGTCACCGGCCACAGCCTCGCCGGCGTCAACCAGATCCTCGCCCGCTACCTCAGCCTCACCAGCGAACTCGCCGACCAGGCCATCGGCAACCGCATAGCCTACGAACAGCGCCAGGCCGGCGTCAAAGGCTGAAACCCGAGTTAGCGGGTCTTTGGCGCCGGCGCATTGCTGGAAATCGCCGCCTGCTTGCAAGACGGATTAGCGACTTTCTGCAAGGCTTTCATCCCCGCCTGCAGGTCGCTGATCTGGGCGCGCAGTTGCTTCTCGACAGTCTGTTCGGCCGTCAGCCTTTGTGTCGCGGCTTGGTCCGCGGCCTTTGCCTGTGTTTGCAAATCGACGACTTCCGCGCGGAGGTGCATTTCGGTTTGCAGATCGGTCATCAGCTTTTCCGCGGCCGCCTGATCAAAAGGCGTCGGCTGCGCATCGGCATAGGCAAGCGCTGGCAACAAGCAGAATGCGGTAATCAGCATTTTCATGGTTTTTTACCTCTATGCGTTGGGCAAATAGGCGCCATCATTTCCAGATCGCGCCAGAACGCTTTGCTGGCCGCATCCCATCTTACACCCGGTGCAAGCACCACGCGCGGCTTGTCGGTGTAGATGGTGAACAGCGGCTTGCCGCTTGCGTCATCGAATTGGATCGTGTTGTTCAGGCGGGCTCCCATCGCTATTTCAAAGTGAGTCGGAAAATCGACAGGAAGTGGTGGTGTGCCCATATCTTGGCCTCCAATTTTCCTAACAGGCCGTCGCGCTGGAAACCAGCACGCCGGCGGATGTGAAACACGCATAGGTCGCAGCGGTGCCGGTCGGCAGCGCGGTGAACGCTACCGAGCCCGTGGCTCCGCCAGGCAGTCGGATCGCCATGTCCGAAAAACTTGCATTAGAAAGATTGATGCCGTCCGTCACATTCAGCGCCGTGCCGGCAATGCCGATCAGCGTCGTCGTCTGTCCAGGCTGCAAATTATGTCCAGGCTGATATTCGCTCGCGAGGTTCGTCCCGAACTGTATCCAGATCTTGGCGGGCACCACATTTGCGGCGGTCTGAAAGATACCCAGGCACGCGTCATCGCCTATCGAATTCGTCGTATCTTCCCGATAGCAGGCCGCGCCGTAATTATTTTGCAGCGTGTTATCCGCGTTGGCACTAGCAATCTCAGCCGCGATCAGCCCTGCGAAGAATGATCCCTGTGAGCCGGTGATCGCGGCGCTGGAAATCGTCTGCGCCGAGCCATTGATCGTGTATTGATTGCTGCCCAGCGACGCGGTGATCTGGGCCTGGGTCCCGCCCGGAATGCTGAGCGATTGCCCGACCGCCGGCGCCCCGACAACCGTGCCGCCGACAGTCAGCGTGTTTCCTGAGATCGATGATGCGGTCGACGTAAAAGCGATGATGTCGCCGGTGATCGCAGCGTTGGAGATCGTCTGTGCGCTGCCGCTGATCGTGTATTGACTGCCGCCCAGCGATGCGAGGATCTGCGCACGCGTTCCGCCCGGCACGGTGATCATCTGGCCGACGGCCGGCGTGCCGGTTACCGTGCCGCCGACAGTCAGCGTGTTGCCGGAAATCGACGACGCGGTCGACGTAAACGGCGTGGCCGCTCCGGTGTCGAATTGCGAGCCGAGCTTCAGCCCGATGCCAAGGCCGATCGGGTTTCCCGAAGAGCCGCCATTGGTGATGTTCGTTGCGCCATGAACGTTGATCGATCCGCCATGCCACTCATCGGTCAGACCGGGAAAATTCGTGCTGGTGTCGATCTGTGATTGCACATCGAGGGCATACACATTGCCCAGAAACAGCGTGCCCGTATGAGTGATGATCTGCAGGGCCGTGTTCGTGGAGCCCTGGCCAAACTGCCCGTTAAAGGTTTGCTGGATGAAATTGGCATAAACACCGGTGAGCGGAGAGTTCGTGAGCCCGCCGGTCCAAGTGTTGTTTTGATAGATATTGGCGTAGTTTGCGCTGTTGAAGGTCGGGCAGCACGTGATGCTATAATTTGCTGTCCAATGCGTCGTGACGAGCAAGTCCAGGCTGTTGACCGTCGCACCGTCCACGCCCGTGGAACCGAGCTTGATCAGGTTCGCCGAGGCGCCATAGTTTTTCAGCAAGTAAAGATTTGCCGAACCTGGCGTGAAGGAGAAATTTCCTGAGCCGGATTGCGATATCGTGTCGACTGTCAGGCCGCCGGTGACCGACGCGCCATTCTGGATCGTCGCCCCCTGCAGGAAGGAGGTGGCGTTCGGCACATTCCCGCCAAAGAACAGCGGCGGGATTTGCTCCGCCATCGCTCCGAACGAGAGGAGGATGGCCACGGCAAAACCGAGAAGTGAACGCCTCATATTCCGACCCCATCACTGGCGCGCCGACAGCGAACAGCGTTCGCGTCATGTCGCTCATGAACAAACCGAGGACGCGAAAGTTGGAAGACAGGCAATCCAACAGTTGGAAGATCTTCCAACTCCCGCGCCAAGTTCTCGAATTGTCCCGGAATTACGCCAATGAAATCAGCGTGGTAGCGATGGTGGGTGCAGTAGGATTCGAACCTACGACCCGCTGATTAAGAGTGTGCATAAAACCGATACAATTCAACGCTCTATCCGTTACGTCTTACGCCGTAGTCTAGCCTTTGGCGGTCGAAGTTGGATAGAACTTTGTCGTCTCCGTTCAACTCGTCGCCGGCACTTTGATAGCCACGTTCGGCACCGAAGTCGATGGCGGTGAGACCGGCATTCCGGCCGTGCCGCCATTCGCAAGCGCGGCCTGATTGCACTCGGATTGCACCGTGCTGGCCGCGGCCCCTGTGGCCAGCACCGCAACCGGCGCTGCCGCGCCCAGCTTCGCCGTCGCCTCCGCATCGATCACGCCCACCACCAACTGGCCGCCGCCGGCCGCGTCGACCGCACAGAACAACTGCCCCGCCGGCGAGGCCAGCGCGGCCGTGGTGCCGGTCGTGGAGCAAGCGGACAAAGTAAGCAGCGCCACGCCGGACGCCAGGATGCAAAGGGCGATCGCCTTCGCAGTGGGGTCGGTGCCAACTTTTGTGATAATCCCAGCCGACTGGCCATTCCTGCCCGCCAGATACTCATCCGTCAGCTCGAAGACGCCTTTCGTCACCTGCGCGCCGATCGTGTTGGCGTTGGTGTTGTCCTTGAGAATGAGCATCACCAAAGACATCACGCCGAACGAAATAGCGTGTTGCACGGTCACTGAATGCATCAGCGTCGCGGTGATCGTGGCCAGCCCGCCGGCCGCCCCGATCACCGAAGTGACCTGCTTCATCCATTCCTTGAGAAACGCATACATCACTGTGCTCCCTGAAGTGCGGCGAGCTCCGCCGCGTTGAGATCATCGGCCGTGTTCGCGGCGACCGACGCATGCACCGAGGCCACCATGGCCATCGCTGATGGCGGGTCATCCGCCTGCCACACTGCCAGCTCGGCCATGCGCCGCCGGCGCAAGGGCGGAAAAACCGAATTGCCCAAATGGCAGTAGAGAAGAAAATTCTGCCCGGCATCGTGCATGGAACCGACATTGATGTTGGCCAAAATGCGCGAGCTTTCGAGCGCGCCGAGGCCGATATTCCAGGTCAGCGAAACCAGCGCGGCTGTCTCATCGATGGTGAGCGGCAACCGCACCATGCGCTGAATACCAGGCAAGAACTGGCCATAAAGCCTGGCGCGCGTCAGCTCGTCGCATGCGGCGACCGAAAGCGGCGGCGTATTCGGCCCGACCGGCGAGCCATCCGCCAGCGTGGTCACGCCATCGCCGATGGTCCAGATCCCGCGCGTATCGCGGTAAGGTTTGAGGCGCCTGCCCTCGAAACCCTGAAACAGCACTTGGCCTTTATCGATGCCCGCCTGCGGCAACAAGCTCATCTCAATGTCCTCCAAAGGTCTTGAAGAGATCGACAACCGTGGCGATCATCCCGCCAGACGTAACCACGCCGAGAAACAGCAAAGCCCCGTGCGCGCGCTGCACGAGCATGTTGTTCGCTTCTAGCTTCACGTTCACTTGCTTGAGCTGCTCGGCCATGAAGTCTTCTGACCGGTTCATTCGCACCTCCAGCCCCTCGACACGCTGCGCAATCCGCCCGAGATCGAAATCAGAAAAGGCAGACGCCACAGCATGTTCTCCGCAATCCTGCTTCAATATTGCTCGAACCGCGCATAATGCGATCCGCTGGGCTGAATGCAGTTCAACGCCGATTGGTTCACGCCGGGCCCGTTATCGTCGAAACCGCACGCAAGCGGAAAACCGTTCGATCCAACCACGGCGGCGTTGGATCCTGCCGTGCCCCACGCGCACCAAATCGTGATCGCGCTGCCCGTCTGGCAGGCCGTGTCCAATGCGACGATACGTGCGCGCAACGCGCCATTGCCAGGCGGCGCGGTCAACACAGTCGTCGCCGTCGACGGCACCACTTGCGATCCGTTTTGGTAATTGCCAGGCGCAAACTTGATGCCTTGCGCGCTGGCCGCGCCGACGAACAATAAAAGAGCGAACGCCGTTCGCAACATGGTAAGCATCGCAAAAACTCCCTTCAATTCTATCTCGCCTAGCACACAGGCCCGCGTCGTTTCACATCAAAAACTCGGACCGCCGCCTTTTGCCCACCAGGCAAATGCGCCGGACTGCGCACCTTGATTGATCACGATCCCGGTGTTTTCCAGCAACGCATTGAATGGCCCGATGCCGCTGCCGCCGCCGGTTGCGGTCACGCCAAAGGCGAGGCCTTCTTCTCCGAAAGCGGTCGGGAACGTCACCGTGTAACTGCCGTTTGCAGCAACAACCGGCGTCACTCCCGAATAGAAGGTCACGCCGTTTTCATCGATTTCGGTGAGGCTGCCGGCGCCCGGCACAAAGGCGCGCACATTACCGGGCAGGATATTGCTTGCCCAGCTCAGCCCGGCGCCGATATCGATCAGCGGGTCCGGATTGCCGTTGCCCTTGTCATAGGCAAGGATCTTGGTGCCGATCGAAGGATAGGTGGCCGTCCCGGTGCCTTCCGCGAACACACCTCCGGCGCCGGCGCTGAGATTGAGGAACAGGTTCGATGCCGCGAAGTTGCCAGGCGTGTTACTAGCGCCAAGCACCACGCCGGTGCCGACCGATCCGCCGGTGCGCACCATTTGCACATTTTCAAAGATGTTATTGTCGCCGGAGCCGATATAGATGCCGTAGCCATTGCTATACACGCCACGCACACGACGGATCGTGTTGAACGATGCGTTCGCCGTCGCAACCCCGCCGACGATCAAGGCATCGAGCCCGAGCGGGTAGCCGTTCGAATATTCCTGCCGGAAATCGATATCGATATCGTTGTTCTGGCAATCCGCCGGATCGGTCAGACCGGCCACGCAACCGAGATGGACTCCGAACACACCGAATTCCAGCACCGTCACCTTGATGACGCTCTTGCGCACCGAGAGAAGCTCGATGCCCTTCTGGCAACCGACCCCGCCGGGATAACCGCTATCCAGCATGATGTCGGTGAATTCGCAGCCATCGAGCGGCAACGCGCCACCAGGCGCGATCTGCACCATCTGCCCGGTGGCCAAACCATTCCAGAAGATGCGCGTGGCGGCCGCCGGCGCCGCGGAGTTATACCAGGCCCCACGGCCGGCGCCGCGGATCTTCACGTCGCTGGCCGAGATCCGCAGCATGCTGGAAATAGGGTAATTGCCCGGGGGGATATAGCCCCTGCCGCCGCCATTGGCCTGCAGCGCCGCGATCATGTTGAGCAGCGGCTGCGTATCGTCCGAAGCGCCGTTCCCCTGCGCGCCGAAATCCGTTTTTGCATTAAGCTCCTGGTTGAACCGCTGCGCCAGCGTGGCCGCCTGTGTCCCGCTCGCGGCGGTCACCGTATTGGCTGATTGATCGATCCCGGAAATCGTTTGCACGTTGCCCTGGGCGTCGAACCCCAGAACTTTATTCGCGCGCTGCCAGGAGGCCGGCAGCACCAGCATTGGGTTGAAATCGGTCAACGGCGCCGTCAGCGCATATTTCAGCGCCTGCAGCACCTGCTGGATCAGCATCGTCACGCGATCGAATGCGGCTTCCACGGCTTTCGCCGGAAACAGCGTGTTGTTCAAAAACGCCGATTGCTGCGTCGGCGCCATCGAGCGCTGGATCGAAAGCGTGTAATTCGCCGGCGGCGCGGTATTGCACACGATCGTCGCGCCGGACAGATACTCGCCGGAGGCGCTATCCTGCGTGCCCACCACGGTATAATCGTAAGTCCCTGCGCCGTTCATCGCCGGCTGCGGCGTCACCGGCTCCAGCGACGTGGTGTTATAGAGCAGCACCAACAAATCACCCGGCTGGAAAAATACATACTGAAACGGAAAGGCAGTCGTGGCGCCGTTGCACGTAAAATTCGCAACATTGGTGCTGGAGGAAATGGTCATTGTGCGGTCCCGCTCAGTTGCGCCGCGCGCGCCTCGGCGCCCGTGCGCACCGCTTCGGCCAGCTCAGGAAAATCGCCGAGCAATTGCTTCTTCGCCGCGTTGCGCATTTTGCTCACGATCGTTTGCACCATCAGCGCCTGCAGCGAGGGATCGGCGTTGTTCCATTGCCGCTGCAGGCCTTCATCCGGGCTTTTGCCTTCCACGAGCGCATTGAGCATGTCCTTGGCGCCAAGCCCCGTTTCCGGGTCTTTGAGGCCATTACCAGCCTGTTGCTGATACCGGTCTAGCTGCTGAGGGGTGAGCTGCAATTGCACGTTGATTTGCCGGCCGGCCGAGAAGCTTTGCACTTGGCCCGGCTTGCGTAGATCGAGCTGGCCCTGGTCGGAATGCGGAAACGCCGCCCGATTGTCCCAAATCCATTTATCGATCGGTTCCGCATTCGCCGCCGGCGCGCCATAGGTTACTGGACTGACAGCGCGCGCGAGGCCGGTGCCGGACAGCCCTGGCAGGAAGCCGTTCTCTTTTGGGATCGGGTCACCCCACAGCGTGCGCTCCGGCGGCAGGTTCTGGCTCACCATCGGCAACCGCGCTTCGACCCCCTGCAGGAGATCGTAATGCGCACGCACCCAGGGATCGGTCGACGCTTCGGCGCCGGCCGCAGCGCCCGGTGCCACCAAGTTGCCGATGAAGCGATCGACGTATTTCGAGCCCTCCCGGTCCGGCGTCTGCAGCGCATCGAAGAACTGCGCCAGGCCCGACATATAGGTTTTCGAAAGCAGCGCATTGCCTAGCCCAAAGCCGAGGCTCGCCGCGACATCATAGCGGCTTTGCTCCGGCGCAAACCGCAGCGTATCGAAGGTGTCGCCGATCGCACCGAGATACATACCGATCGGATCGACCTGGTTGTAGTTATAGGCCGTCCCGCCGATCGTGATCGAATAAGGCTGATTGCCCGCCGCGCGCCAGGCGCGGTTCAATCCAGGGTCGGAAGGCCCGCGGCCGGTAATCAGCCCGTTCGTCGCCAGCCCGGCCGCCGCCATCGCCACGCCCGAGCCGAGCGCCATCCGCGCAATCTGGATGTCGCGCGCGGCCCCGCCGGCGGCGAGATCCGCCTTGATCTGCTGCGAGGGAAAGGCGGCCGCCACGGGCGAATTTCGATACACCCAGCCGAGCAAATTCGCCGGTATCTTCACGAAGGGCAGCACCATGCGGCCGAACGGAATGGCAAAATCCGTGCCTGGAAGCGGGATGTTGATGGCGTTCGCTGTGTTCTCAAGCGCTTTCGACACACCGGTCAAAGGCTCTTGGAACGTCGTTCGCATCGTCGCCGAAACCGCCTGCTCATGCATGTCCGAAGGCGGCGCGGCCTGTATCTGCGCGATGTGGTTTTCCAGATCGTCGCCGCTCAGCGCCTTCGCCATGGCGCTGCGAAACGCCAGGCCGTTCAACTCCGCCCGGTAATTCACGTATTTCGCGAAATCATCCGCCGCGCCGATCCAGCGCGTCGGCAGCGCCATCTTCAGATAATCGACAGCCGCACGCGTCGGCTGGTCCGGCGTCAGGTCCGTGGGCGCGCCATTGGCCGCGATCTGCACACGGTTGCTGCCGATCGCATCCGTCGATACGCCGCCCTCGAATTGGTGTTCACCCGTAGCGATACCGCGTCCGGCCAGACGCAGCCCGTCGCGCATCGCGCTGGCATACCCGAACGCCATTCGCGCCGCCTCACCAGGCTGCACCTCCGCGCCGGGCACGCGCGCCGCGATCGCGCGCACGCCCATTTCCCAGGTCGCCGCCATCACGTCGCTGGTCAGTTTTTTCGCCAGCACGTGCGGGATGTTCGAAAGAATGACGTTGTAATAGCCGTAAAGGAACAAATCCCGCGCGCTCATCTGGCGCGAGGCGGCAACGAGCTGGTTCACCTTAACCGGATCGTTCAGATCGGCGAGCCGGCTCGCCAGCTTCGTCACCTCGCCGGCGCCCCCGGCGTTATTGATCAAATCGCCCACGGCTTTCGTCATGTCCGAGCTGGTGCGGCTCATGATCTGATAGGCATTCAGCGTGCGCCCTGCCTCAGCGCGCGCATTCTCGAAATATTGCTGGATGCCCTGATGCGTCGCGAAAGCGCGCAGGAACTGCGCCTGCGCCGCCGGCGTCGCGGTATTCGGGTCCGTCGCGGCCGTGGCGAATTGCACGAGCTGCTGCGCGCTGCTGTCCAGCATCATCCGCATGGCCGTCGTTTGCGCGGCATCGAGCTGCTGGCCCTTGTAGCCGGCCAGGAATTGATCCGGCTGCAGGCCGAGCCCGAGGGCGAGCTGCGTCGTCTCATCGTGGCTCTGCACGCCCTGGCCGGGCAGCATCGAGGAGACGCGCTCGAGCGTGTCCTGGATGTTATCCGTGCCGATATAGGCCAGGTTCACCTTCACCGGATTGGCGCCGGTATCACCGTCGAGATAGGCCCGCGCGTTCTTTTCCACGTCCGGCGAAATCGTCACCGGATCAGCCTTCGCGTCGCCGATCGGCACCGCCTCCGGCTGCAGCGCCGGGGCAGGCGGTGCCACATCTGGCGCTGCTTTTGGTTCGGCCGCTGCAGCTTCTGGCGTTTCGATCGCCTTCGCCGCGTCGGTGGCGGACATGTCCGTTGGCCCGACGCGCGTCGCTGGATTAGCGTCGGCGCCCGCTTTACCGACATCCGGCGCAGCGGCGCCAGAATCCTCTACGGTCGCCGCTGGCGCTTGGTCGCCGCCGGCCGCTGCCGGCGCCCCGGTCAAAGCCCCCATGGCAGCGTGCGCGGCCGCCGGCAACGCCGTGCCCACCACAGCGCCGGGGATGGCATCGGGGGTGCCCTGCATCAGCGGCGCGCCGGTCACCGCATTGTCCGCCGCCTTGCCGGCCACGGCCACGGCCGGCTGCACGCCGAACGCCTGGAACATCAGGTTCTGCACCGCGCCCGCAAACGGCTTCATGCCGAACAGCGCCCAGCCCGCGGCCGAGAACACGCCGGCAGCGCCGGCCCGTGCCAGAGCTTGGTCAAAAGCCTTCGCCGGATCGCCGGGGTTGTTCTTCAGCGCCGCCGCATAGAACGGCCCTAGCTCCTGGGCGGCACTCATAGCCCCCGCGCCAAGCGCGCCGCCGCCGATCGCGCCGCCGGCGCCCCCCACGACGGCGCCCGTCGTGCCGCCGGCCACGGTGCCGGCCGGCCCGGCCAGGCTGCCCACGGCCGCCCCGGTTTCGCCACCACCTTCGGCGCCCAGCGCGCCGCCGGCCGCGGCGCCGCCGATGCCGGCCGCCAGCACCGGCGCGCCATGCGCGATCTGATACACCGCCTTCGAAAGCGCCTCTTCCGGATGCGCCAGGTCGCCCCACGCGAGCGGCTTCGCATAATCCGCCTGGGCACCCTCAGCCGCCGGCGCTTTGCCCGCCAGCGCATCGCCTGAGGCACTCAGATCGCGCAACGACTGCATCAGCCCGCCCGTCGCCGCCTGGCGCAGCGTGCCCAGGAAACCCGCCGGCGCACCCGGCGCAGTCGCCTGCGCCGCCTGCACGACCCGGTCTCCGATCGGCTGGTTCTGATCGACCGGCGGCACCGCCGGCGCGGCCGTCGCCGGCGGCGCGGCTTGCTGGCCGTAGCGTGCCGAAAGATCAGCCCACG